CCACCAACTCCGTAAGAGTTTTGTGCAGCCAACATATCGTCGATATCGAAAGAGAATTGACGGTTTAAGAACAATACGTTCTCAGCGATAGCTCCTTGCTTGTCAAGACGTTGTACGATAGTATCAAAATCAGACAATGCAGATGGATTACCACCAGCCCATATATTTCCTCTGTCTTCAATTTCGTAGAATAATCCTTTTGTTCCAGCTGCTGATAAAGCAGACGGAGATGGGTAAGAAGGAGCATTATTCAAGAATGTTGTAGCTCCAGATGTTTGTTCAGCAGGAACACCTTCTACCATAGACATTTCTAAATAATCCTCGAAACGTAAACGAGTTTCGTGCTCTGATTTCATGTACCACAAATAACCTGTAGCACCATTTTCAGTAGTTACTTCAACCCATCCAACTTGAGCCATATCAGAACCAGATACAGTGTAGTTATCTTTGATGATGATTGGCTTAACATCGAAGAATAAATCTTGAGCTTCTAATGATCCAGCCATTCCACTTGTTCCTTTAGCAAATTCAGATCCGTAAACAAATGCTGTTACGGCTGTTGTTGAAGCACTAAAAGGTGAAGTAGAATTAAAAGCATTATCATAGTAAGCTACAGTAAAAGTAGAACTTGTAACATTAATAATGATAGCTTTTGCCGATTCAGCAGCAACTTGCTGAGAAGACAAGAATACAGTTTGATTAATTCTAAAGTTACAAGTACCAGAAGGTAATGTAAACACTTGTTGTCCAGAAGCAGGAGTACCAATTGAACCAAAAGTCAATCCAGTGTATTTTGTATGCAAACGACCTTGCTCTGCCCACTTAATCAAGTCAGAGTTAGAAGGAAGCTCAGCACCAACCATTCTCAAGAATGATGCAATTGATCTGTTTCCATAACGCTCGAATTCTTGCTCATAAGTATCAGGAAGATACTGATTCAAGAAATCAAAGTTTGTAATGTAGTTTGAAGGCAACGTAGCCTTCACTGAGCTAGGTGTAATTGCTACACCAGGACTCGCTTGTAATGTACCAGCCATTTTTTTTAGTTTTTAAACGGTTTTCTAATAATTAATCTATTACCGCGTTCTTCATCTATAACTCTGACCTGTGTACCCTGTTTTGGCGTTGGTGTCGGTGCCGTTCGAGTCATATCAATATTTTTAGACTCTTTAGCAATATCACCTACAGCCTCTGCTTTTCCTTTTTCATAAAAGTACTTAGCAAATTTGTCTGGGTTGTTTGCCACTGCTATAGCTTTATGAAAGGCCTCAGCGTCTTTAAGGTAACCATCTTCATTTAAAAACTTTGATATAAAGTCCATAATGTTTGACTGTTCCTTAATAAGGGTATTAGCATCTGCTGGTTTATATACCATCTTATTGCTTTCATCGATATTGAATCCGAAACCTTCGAATTTATCAGAAAACAATTCAGAAGTTTTGTCAGCAAAAAACTTCGACCGTTTCGCTTGCTCCTCCTCATGTTTAGAAGCGGTTTCTCTATAACTCTTAAAGCTTTCGTATGATTCCTTTTCTTCATCTGGAACAAATGTAGCCCTTGACTCAAGCGGCATTTTATATTGCTCCTTCTGCTCATCGAAATGTTTCTTAGCTTTAGTAAGTTCTTTTTTAAACGCTAATTTTTTTTGCTTGATTTCTTTTTCGTCATCAAGGTCCTCATCGTAACCAAACTTAAGACCTATCTCAAATTTAACATCATCTGGATCTAGGTCTGGGTTTTGTTCTTTATAGAACTCAAAAAGTAGCGTGTCTGGATCAGCATTCGAATAATCTTTATTTAATTTAATAAAGTCATCGATGTTTCTTCCAGTCTCTTTTTTGTACTTAAGAAATGCAGCTACATCTTCTGGAAGTTCTTCGTTCTGATTTCTCTGTTCGAATAACTCATCCAAAGAGCTGATCTCTCTGTTGTACCTTGTCTTAATATGTGAAAGAACGATGTTATCATCAATCTCTGGAGTAGGAGTTGGTTCTGTAGAAGTTTGTTCTGGCGTTTCAGTTTGCTCTTCGTTTAACTTATCCTCGTGCTCCTTTAATAGTTGCTCTTCAATTTCAACCTTTGACTTCTCTTCGAATTCAACGGCTCTTACTTTAAATTCTCCTTCCATTTTATTTAATTTATTTTTACAAAGTTAATAATTATATTTTACACATAATTTAATATGCATAATCGGTTAAAATCCGATTAAATGCATAATATTTTTTACATTATAATTCGCCAAAATGCATGAATTTTTACAATTTTGGCGGCTATTCATTTTTTGGAAAAGCTATAATTTAGTTTTATGCTTAACCTTTTTAGTTATAGGTACGTATACACTTGCCTCAATATTAAATTCAGCAGGATACTCAGATCCTTTAGACATAGACGTAGATACAGATAACGGTCCTCTTGATGCTGAAGCTCCAGCACTAATATCATAACCAGATCCTGGTGAAGATACACCAGAAGCAAAAGGTTTTACTTTTATTTTACTATTTCTCATATTATCTAGGTTCAAATGAATCCAAATCAAAACCATCTAATGAATCTTCATTTGATTCGAAATCCATAGGAGGTAGATTGTTCTTTCTCTGGTTAATCAGCTCAGACTGTCTGCTAGCTTGTATGTCAATACGTTTGTCTTTAGCCTTCTCCTTATCTTCCTCTCTCTTTTTCAATTGCTCTGCCTCCATGCCTTTTAATTGCATGTTGTATTGGAACTCTTGATCCATCAACTGACGCTTAAGATCTGCCTCTGCTTGTAACTGTTGTACAGCAAATTGCATCTCTGCTTGACGTAACTGTATTTTGGCTTGAGCTTCCATCTGAACAAGTTGAGCTTTTGATTCAGCAGCAGCTTGTTGAGACTGAATGTTTGACTGCATTTGCATTCTAAACTCCATCTCCTTTTGTTTTTGTTGCTGTTCTATCCTCTTCTTTCTCTTCATTTTAAGTAGCTCATTAGCCAACTTAATATTGCTAACCATTCTAATATCAATAGCATCTTCCAGATCAATGGTTTGTTGCTGAAGTGCGATTTGAATATTTGCCTCAAGGCGTTGTTTTTCTTCTTCATCTGGAGCTAGCTCAATAAAAATACCGAAGTTGTGTAAATATAAATCTTTGATATCCTCAAGTATAGCTACATTGTACTTTCCTATCTGCATCGCAAAATCTTCAGCGAAGTCAGCATATTCAAGTATGTCAGCTATTCTTATTGATATACATTCAGCCATTCTTTTTGTTACGTTTAAACCAGCGGTAAGTATGTGTCTAGTGGCTGTGTTGCTGTTTAGTGCAGCTAGTTTCTGAACACCAACAAGAGCATCTGGACTAGGAGTTGAAGCATCTCTAGCTTCATTTATTCCTGTCACGTCTCTGATCATATTCAGATTGTAATTATATACGTTGATCAATGCGGCCATTTTTGATTGACCACTATTTGAACTTAACTCTTGTATAGGAACTCTTCCGTTATTAAACTCGCCATCTTGTGTATAGCTTCTACCAATAACACTACCAGTTTGGAAATAAAGCTTAAGAGCATCCTCTGGGTTATAAGCAGCGCCAGTGCCAAGATCAACTTCATTTATACCATCAGCATCTATGAATACACCGTCTGGAACAACGCGAGCCATAACTTGCTGTAACTTTAAATGTGTTAGCTGTATCTGATCAGCAAAAGGTATCATCCTTCTCACAAGAGATTCTATGTTGCCTTTATACATCCTAGGTGCATAGGCAACATAATTAGGCAACGCCTTTTGTGTAGCAGATTTAGGTCGCACCATATTCTTCATCAGTTCCCATTTGACTAATATATTGGTACCTCCTACCAATATACCTTCATACCATGCGTCCCTTACAGCTTCTACTCTTTCAAACATCATTCCTTCCTCAACAGGAGGATTGAAGTTTCCGTCTTTTCTTATTACTCTCTCACCACCATTTTCTAACAATTTTTTCTTCCAGACAAAACGCATGTCTGTCTTGTAGTTAAAATACAATAGTGTAACGACCTCATTCAAAAATGCGTCGTCTTGATACTGTCTGATGATTGGAAAGTAGTCATACCAAGCAGAACTAGCGTTCTTTATTTCTTCTAGTTCTTCTTTAGTTAGATTTGGGTTTATCTTTAATAACTCAGTATAGTGTACTTGTTTTACTTCTCCAAAATAATAACAGTCAGAAAAGTCTGGCTTCTCTGTATAGCTATGAATCCAGTTAGCTGGATCTACGTAATCAATCTTAACACCGTCATTAATTAAGAACGTGTGTCTCATAACGCCTACACCAAGAGTAGTCATATCGTAGTCAAACAATCTCTTTAACTCAAGATAGTCGTTCATCTTAAGAACAGTGTCAATAGCAATCTCTTCTGCTATTTCTATAGACGGCTTGTACTTCATCTGCATATACAGAGAAAGCTCTTCATCATTTTCTGGAAGTTCTTCTGGATCTACATTATAAGCGTCTATACCGTATTCTTCTTTTGTCAACTCAAGAAAATCTTTAGCGACCATATCAGCCTCTATCATATCTTGAAATAAACTCTTTTTCTCAGCAGACATTACGTCTTGAGCTTCGGCCTTTATTTTAAAAAGCCTATCGTTCATTCCATTAACAACGATATCAACAAACTTAGGTATAATAGGAATTGGAGTCCAGTCTAAATTAAGCATAGACATGTCGCCATTTATAGCTAACTCATCCTTATACTTTTGTACTGGCTGTTCACCACGAGCATATAACCTCAATCGATGATACTCTCCCCATTGATCGTAAAATCGACATGTGTTGTTTTTTCTCTTAAACCATTCACCCTCTATAGCCTTTCCGACCCTTAGGCCGTATTCAATGGTTTGCTTCTCCTCATCTGGGACCAACGCATTGGGAAATTGACCTGGGTAAATTATAACTGATGGTTTTTTCTCCATTATTTTATTATTTCGCTTCTGCTTCCACGATTATCGTATTTTACAAATTTAATACTTATTTTTGATTCTTTTCTCTCTGGTAAAAACATGTAACGCTTGATCGCCATTAGTGCTAAACCAGAACTAATCGTGGCATCGTGCTTCGTTCTATCGTTTATATTAAACCTAGCCCAATCTTCTAAAGTTCTATTAAAATACATGGATCCTATAACGCCAGATTCTCTGTATGTACCCTCGTTATCAAAGCCTACATGCTCCTCTATGTAAGTGTTAATTACAGATGCATGAGCTTGCCTCATATCTTCTGATGAGTTAGGTATACCGCCTATCTCTATCTCAGTTTTAGACAACTTTGACTGATGTTTGTCTGGCCTGTTCATGGAGTATGCCCTGTATCCTCTGTTTTTAAAATGGTACAGCAGTCTAGCCTTGTTGTTTTCAGCAAGTATCGGCATACCATAAAACACACATGCCATAAGCACATCCTCGAAGAATATCTCAGCCGTTTGAGGTCTAGCTATGTACTCTAAAAAGAATTCATTGCACGGTACATTTTGCTCCATATGAAACGAAGTAACACCATGAAGAGCACCGTTAGAACCACCCCCACCAACAACACCAGAGATATCATAAGGGTCACAACCAAAAGCACCAAGGCTTTCATTACCTGGATAAAATTTTCCATTTCTTACTATTTTTCTATTTCTTAATTCTTGATTAGGTATCCATGAAACTATAAACCTACCTTTAGGATCTGGAGTCCAAATAACCTCGCTATCAACCTCTCCGTTCTTCCAGTGGAAATAACCCCTAGTTAAAAACTTCTCCTTTATTAGAGAGTCATTGTAGTCTATCTGTTGATATATCTTAGTTAAGTTAAATAATGAATGCTTAGACTCATCTCTAAATGCATGAGACTCAGTCCTTGGGTACTGTCTATAGAATTCATTAAGAGCGTCAGCATCAGATTTTAATGCGGCTACCTCGTTCTCCCACCAAGTAATAACGCCTTGAGTTATCATCTCACCATCTATACCCTTCACTGGTTTACTTGGATCTGTAAATACTGGCCATCCAAACTCATCGATATATCCTTCTACGTTCCACTCCATAGGAATGAATAATGAATACAAACCACTCTTTGTTTGATGATTTGCTGACCTTTTAGATATACTGCTGTCGTAGTATAAATCCTTAAAATTCTGACCACCTTTTGGAAGAGCATTAGACGTTGATCCCATCATACACTTACCTACTATCTTAGCTCCTAAACGAAGACACGTCTTTGTTACCCTCCAGTTGTTTAAGATGTTTTCTGGTTTCTCCCATTTTCCGCTATTCATGCTCAATGTGAAATCATCTAATATTAATTTTCTTTCATTGTCATTTTCTGCATCAACTTGTATTCCAACATATTCACCTAAACCTATATGACTTACACTTACTTTATTTCTTCTTCCTTTTGTTTTAGGTTGATATCCTTCAAATGATTTTTTAGCTGTTAATAAAGGTATTATTGATAAATCTCCAGATATAAATATTCTATACACATCTGTATCATAATTACTTTTTTTGTGAGAGATATTACTACATGATAATCCGCAAGAAAGCGCTATAAATCTAATTTGCTCCACCAAATCTTTTCTACTCATTCCTATCTCTATAGATTTCTTTTTCTTATCGCAATATCCATCTGTTTCTATTATACCAGCTAAAAGTTGTAATCTTGACTCTATTGATGATTTTATGTAATCTTCTGGTATATGTTTGTTTTTATATACATTTATTTTTTTAAGTTCTTTATTTATTCCTTTGAATGAGAATTCAACTATTTTATCGGATGTAGATTTTTTTAATTCGAAATCTATATTCATCATTAAAGACATCTTTCCTAGATAATCAAGTATCTCAGGCTCCTCTGTTTTATTAACAAGTATAGTAAATGAGTTACTTCTTCCGTCACCTAACCAAAGACCTAATAAATAAGGAGGTATTCCATCAAAACAATCCTCTGATTCTATTCCTTTTGAAGCTACTCTTGTTATATGCCTTTTTAAACAATTAGAACTATTTATGTATTCCTCTGGAGTCATTATAACTTCTCCTTTACCATAACTGTTGAATAATAATCTATGATTCTTGGTTACTACATAATCTTTAGCATAAGGTTGACTAACTAAATATTTTTCTGTTATTCCAGATGTTTTCTTAACAACCGTTTTAATAATACCTCCTTCAACAATTACCTTGTCTCCTATATTAATGTCTTTTATTTTTTTAAATTTAAAATCAGACATAAGTATATTTGTTTCGGGGTCGTAACACTCATCGTGAACAAGCATCAGTAATTTCTCACCGTCATAACTGTTGTCTGCTGTATTCTTCCAGTCAATAGTTGTATCAAGACCTTCAATATCTTCAGTCTTTTCTTCATCCATGTTTCTCCTAGTGATCTTACTTGCTGGAACCCTAAACGCTAACTCAGTCTTCGGGTTATCCATACCGTCCTGTATAGGTTTGAAGAAGAAAGGATAGTTTCTTACAATGGGTACTACCTTATCTGTAAACATCTTCTTGGCATCACTACCAGTCTTTGACAGTATACCTACTCTAGCGTCTTTTGCTAAAGTTGCAGTATTACAGACCTCAGCAGACGACATAAATGAGAAACCAGAACGTCTGTTCTTTAGGTAACACATACCAAAAGATCTGTTGTCAGCCTTGCATGCTTCCCAGTATATATAAAATATTCTGTTAGATTCCCTAAATTCTGGAAGACCTATATCTATCTTTGTCCATTGTAAATACATATAATGAGTTCCAGTTATATATGTTGGCTTACCGTTATTCATAAACCAATGCCCATAATCTCTTCTGTCAAACTCTTGTTCTATATAATCTACATACTTTGATTTAAATGTATTGTCTTTTCTATTCCAATCAAATACAGTTTTTATCTTCTGTAGTTCTGATGGATATTCTTCTGCTACCCACTTGTTTGAACCTTTATGTAATGAGCTTGGTTCTGATGGAAGCGCAATCTTTACACCGTTTATATCATATATTTCACCTATAGTACCATCCCTTGATATCACAACTAGATCATAATCTGGATGATAACCATACGTCCAAGATTTCTTTGCATTTTTTGTTGTTAATGCAGTTTTGTGTATGTGATTATTTACTATAGTGTAAAGACTATTTTCCATTTATACATTTATTTGTAAAAAGTATTTACTTCTTTTTTACTCTACCCTCAGCGAATCCCTTATTTCCAAGAGTAACTTCTGCCTTTGGTGATTCTGCATTTTCTTCCTGCTCTATCTTTTGTAACATACTAAGTGCGTCCTCAAATGCAAGACGCTTTGCAGATGCAGCATTCTTTAACTTATCAGCAGATATGTCATCCTCAGATCTAGTTATAATTGGCTCTCTTAATACCTTTATAAGCTCATCTATGGCTACCTTCGCAGCTTCTAATATTTCTATTTTTTTAGACATATATTCCGATTGTACATTCTATATAAAACTTCTTCATTTATTCTGAACTCATATTCACTGTCTGGAGTAAATGATACGATGTCACCTTCAGTGACTTCTGTCATTTCTTCGTTCTTAAATACCAACTCACCCCACAGTTCTTCAAGTCCAGATGTTGAACTAAATATCTTGTCTTCAGATGGTATAGGACGAATAAAACAAAATGGAGACGGAGCAGCCCATCTGCCTCCATCTCTGGAATACAGATATACTTGATCTATCTCAACGATAAACAGATCGTCAGTCAAGTGATGCCAACTGCTCTTTTGTCTGCCCTTCATGTCGTAATAAAATTTAAACACGTTATGATGGACTACAACAACATCGTTCGGTTTTATTGGTCCGTTGTAATATATAGGTGTTGATATAACGGTAGCAAATCTGTTTGATACCTTGTGATCTTCTTGGGATGAACTTATGATGAACTCCTTACCTTCGTAATTTCTGATGTTATCATATCGCCTCCCATCAACAGCTTTGATGATAAAGCAATATGGCGACTTCATATTAAAAATCTATTTTGTATTCTACTGATACTGGCATTGTATTAGAAAACTGCTTCCAGCATATGATCTCTCCTTCTCTCTCTATCCAAACCTGGTACCCTTCGGTACCAAGCTTGATAGCATAGATCGTATACTCGCTGTTTAAGACCTTCTGACCTACTGTGTAGTGCATGCACTTCATGTAGTCTGGCCCAACTGATATTTTTCTAATTATATTCACCTGTTAATAGATTAATATTGCTTGCGCCATATCTTTCTTGAACGTCCTTCTGAAAAGAAGAGAATTCTTGCACTGCGATTTCAAGCTCTGTTATTACTGTTAGTTTCTGGCTTTTTAGACGTTCGAATGTTAGTTCGATATCAGCCACTTCGAACTTAAGGTCTCTGTACCTTCTGTTCAGCTCAACCAATTTATTGAGATCTTGTTCTTCTAATTTTTTCATTTTAATTTAATTTATAGTACAAATATAGTGATTTTATTCAAAAGGTGGTGGTGTTGGTTTCGGTTCGTAAGGAATCAAGTCAAGGTCTTTAACCCATAAAAAGTCAGGGTTTACACACTGCTCCATTTCTTCAACTGATATTACCCAATTGTCGTTAACATCTTGGATAGGATTGAAGTAGCTGTCAGGTGCATACCATTGACCGATTAATTCGTCTTTTTGTAACTCAGTAAGCAAGCCTACATAAGTTAGTCTTTGTTCTGTTGTTAAATCTGTTAGTTTCATATATTTCTATTTAATGCTGTTTGGAATGCTTGTACGGCTGTGTAAAGGTTAAGTGCTTCGGCGTCTGTTAAACCATCACCTATTGAGGCAAAAGCGTAATTTCTTTGTGTGTAGTATTGAGCTGTTCCACTAACATTTAGAGCGCCTAAAAAAGCATTTAAATCAAGTCTTGCTCCATTTGCTCCTGTATATGTGCTTCCTAATTGTGTTCCACTTTTAAATAATTTTAAAACATTTGAAGCCGTCCTTGTTCCAACATAAAAACCTGTTGAATTTGTGTTTCCAGTTAATACTCCTGAGCCTCCATTAATATAAGCATAAGCATTATTTGAAAATCTCGCATATAAACCAGTTACAGCTGACGCATTTAAACCTCCAAAATCCAAACCTCCTAAATCATTATTTGTTCTTGAATACAATGATAAATGCATTGAATCATTTGTGCTAAATGCTGTATTTGGATTTAATCCCGTATTTGCATATCCATTAACACCAGACGTATAACCATTAGAATTATGTGTTGCACCACCACTAAATGATAATTGATATTGTGCTGTATTGCGTAGGTTGTAAGAATTACTTGTACTGCTTCCACCTACAAAAGGATACAAAGCCTTCATTTTACTCCAAATGCTATACCCTTTTAAGTCAACTACTAATTGATTAATAGCACTTTGTTGTGTAGGGTCTGTAATTGCAGCAGCTGTTATGAATGCTTGTGCATCGGGGTCAACTGCAGGAGTCTTAGGCATTAAGGATATTAAGTTGTAATAACTCATGCCTCAGTAGTTACGCCAATTACATCAAACTTATCGTCAGTAGCGTTATATATAACGCCAACATATGTTGTCTTACTTATAACAGTTGTAGCTGGCAACGTAACACCTATCGCTCTATATTTGGTATCAAATGTAATAGCTCTTGCAGTACCATCATCTTTAATTCTTATCATCATATCCTTGCCTTGTGGCCATGTACCTGTAGGATTAGCTAAAGCTAAGGCAGCCGCTTGAGCAGTTATCACTACAATGTCATTGCCATATACTGGCGTAACAGTAGCTGAACTAACAACAGACTGAACTGAAGGTGTTTTTACTAATGTTTGTATATCCTCAATAGTATATACATTTGATGGGCTGTTGGCCTGAGCTGATTTTCTTTCATATGTATCAACGTCTGGAGCTATTCCTATAAACTTTGTGCCTGCTGGTATACTCATTTTAATATGTTTTGTTTAGTATAAATATATCACTGTAAATACTATTAGCCGCGTTGGCAGCACCCCATTGTACTGTTATATCAAGTGTATTAGATATAGTAGTATTAAATGTTGTATTATTAACTTGATTAAAAGCAAATCCTTCCAAAACACCATTTGATGTTTTCACATAGTGAAATGTTCCTAATGAAACTATAGAAGCTACACCAGCAGCACCTAACTGTCTAATGGTAAAATCTATATTTAAAGAGAATACATCATTTGTGATGTTAGAAATAGGTTGAGCACCGCTATCAAGCAAGATCACAGAACCAGATTTAACTCTTATTCTTATAGTTTGATTGTTAGTAGCATTTAATATACCAGCCATTACAGCTCTAAAGCTATCTCCTATTTGAAATCCATTGGCTGGCACAGATAGTGATCCCACACCTCCATTGATCAGAGATGTCTCTACTATAGTATTAGTAATAGGAGTACTGTTTGCCGTCTGAGCAAACAAACCTATATTACCTTGTATCTGCTCTATTGTATAAACTTCAGTAGGACTATTTGCTTGTGTTGATTTTCTTTCAACCATGTCAACTCCTGGTAGAATTCCTATAAATCGTGTGCCAGATGGTATACTCATAATGCTTAGTTATATACTCTTATCTCAAAACTAGTCTTGTACAACATAGCATCTTGATAGTTACTACTTAATAAAGTATCTAGTATAATACTGTCAGCATCGTTTACATATGCATAAGTATATACAGAATCACCTCCACCTAATGGAAAAGTACCAGCTTGGTTTACAAGTATTAACACCTTATCGGCATCTGGAAACTCTCCAACAAGTGTGGCTTTATAATTACCCATGCCTAACCTAGTCCATACAATAGAACCAGATAATGTGTTATCTAGAACAACAGCCGTTGGATCGCTAATACCTGATTGAGTTAATAATGCCGTATAAACTTTATATGTAGTACTACTAAAGTTAGACATGTCAAACTGTTTCTGATCGCCATTAGAATCGCTACCAAATAGTTTATCTCCTGCGCTAGGTGTCTTTAGTGGATAATTATTTACTTTCATAATACAAATATAGTTATTTTCCTTGACCTCTATATCCCTTCTTGTATAGTTTACTGGTCTTTATTTTTGACTGTTTTGTTTTAGCATGAACACCTGGTCGGCTTACATACTTTTTTTCAAATCTCTTTACCTCGTCTGCCTTCTTTTTCATAATCCTTTTAACATTTTAATTAATCGTGGACAAGGGTAAACGTCTGACTTATCAACCCTAACAGAGTTATGTGTGTATAGACCGTTCTCACCTTTTAATGCACGTTTAGATAAATCCCATATGTCATCGTTATATTTTAGACTTATGCCATATGTCTCACCAAGATAAACAAGAAGCTCTCTTGTAGCCTCTATCTGCTTGTCTGAGTATTTGTGCCAAAGTTTATGTCTTTTGAATGGCTTATCTAAAACAGTAACCTCTGAAGGATCAACAACACCACCAACATAGTTATAATACTTTCCACCTTTCTCTACCAAGTACGCCCAGTTAGTTATCTCTATACCTACCGAATACTTATCTAAGTTCTTATATGGCAATCCTTGACCTTTAAACACGCTGTCTTTTACACCTAAGTGCCACGCCCAATCTCTTGAACTAAACGCTTGTGCTATCGTACCTTCGTATCCTATCACAAATGCAGTAGCTACACGCTCTTTGTTAGATTCCCAACCTTTAATTGTGTTTACCGCGTTCTTATTACCAGCTGTGTGGTGTAAATAGATTTGATTTTTAGCAGTGTTCTCTGCAATGTACTGAGACTCTGGAAGTCTTTGCTGTACGATTTTAGTAGTATCCATTATTGTTTAATTTTTTCAGCTTCCTCTTTTGCTCTTAATACAAATGATCTAAGAGACTTTATGATATTCTTGCCTGTTACAGCCTCATAATTTTCGTTGATTGACAATATCTCAACAAACACACACCCAAGTGCGACAACCTTTGTCATTATTAGCTCAACAGAGATGAACTCAGCCACTAAATCAGCAGCGATATACTTCTCTATCAAGAACACGAAAACAATAGCTCCAGAGTAAAGAACTGACTTACTTATGGTATGTGATAACTTCCTGCTCTTTATAGAGCCCCATCCGTTCTTTTTAACACTTCGCCAGATGCCGAACATAGTGTCTAATAATATAGCACATATCGCTATGTATATCATTGGCTTTACTGGACTTATTATAGCTAGTAAGGATGCTATTAAGATCTTAATTTTCATTTTTTTGAATATATGATGTAAACAACTAAAAATATAAACAAGATGCCTAGTATTCTATATAGCCACATCTTGTTGTCTTTCTCATAGTACTTTACTGGTATCTTTCTTTCAATGATCTTCTCGTAAGGTTTTTCTATAAATACAGTGTCGCACTTTCCGTTTATATACACCTTGTCATCAACTCTCCAAACTTTAACCTTTAAACGATCTTTTGTTATAGTGACGGTATCGTACAACTGATCAACCTTTACAACAGTATCTACCCTTACCTCTGGGATTGTTATTCTAATTGTGTCTCGTATGGTATCCTTTATTATCAAGGTATCAGTAGTCAATAACCAAGGATGATTTTTAACCAACCTATTGAAACGTTGTTTTGGACTACATGACAATAGACCGATTGATAGTATGATATATAGGATGATCTTCATTATTCAAAAGGTGGTGGTGTTGGTTTCGGTTCGTAAGGAATCAAGTCAAGGTCTTTAACCCATAAAAAGTCTGGATTAACACATTGCTCCATTTCCTCTATTGATATTACCCAATTGTCGTTTACATCTTGGATAGGATTAAAAAAGCTGTCAGGTGCATACCATTGACCTACTAATTCGTCTTTTTGTACCTCAGTCAATAGTCCGACATAGGTAGCTTTTTGTTCTGTTGTTAAATCTGTTAGTTTCATTATACGTTTCTATTTAATGCTGTTTGGAATGTAGTTACACGAGTATCTAAGTCAGTCATATTTTGACTTGTTAAACCATCTCCTATAAATGAGAATGCAATTTCTTTATTATCAAAAAAGTTAGGGTTGACACCGCCTAAATGAAAAGCATTTACATAAAGTGAATTACTATTATTGCTATAAGTATATTGCGTTCCTCTTATTTGTAAATTTATTTGTGTTGAATTTGCTCTATTTGCTATAAATAAACCTCTTGAATCTGAATTTGCTTGACTTGAAGCACTTGGATTATTTACTCTTAAATATGTAAGATTTCCAGACCTTAACCATAAAGAACATTCAGCACTTGCACCACCTGTTACATTGCCAATAGAAGGCGCATTTCTATCTACATTTGTCCTTGAATAAACTCCATAACTTGTCGAGTTTAAACCTAAAACATTTTGTGCAATTAATTTAGTATCTGCATAACCATTAGTACCATTTGGAGTAGCACCTGTTGAACTATGTGTCCAACCACCGCTAAACACTAATCTAAACGCAGCATCAGTATCTAAAGGATTAACAAGGTTATATTTATGCGTTGTACTTGTTCCACCAACAAAAGGATAGATTGCTTTCATCTTAGTCCACAAGCTATCAGCTTTTAATCCTATTACTAAATTGTTTATTGCGTTAGCTTCTACTTGGTCAACTATACCTGCGTTAGTAACAAATGCTTGTGCATCTGCATCTGATACTGTTTGTGTGCCTATTGACCGTCCTAAAGTTGTTTGAAATGCTTGTACCGCTGTGTAAAAGTTAGCTGCTTCGGTGTCTGTTAAGCCGTCACCTATTGAAGCGAAGGCAACTTGTTTTGATGAATAAGATTCAGGAGTTGATGTTGATACATTATAACGCGCTCCCAATGATAAATTACCATTTAATGTACCTGTACTTGATGCAGTTTTTGTTAATCCAAATTGTGAATTATTTTTAAATATTTTGAATATTGTTGAAGATGTCCTTGTGTTTATATACAAACCTCTTGAATCAGTATTTGCAACAGAAATAATATCACCACCTGCTGTAAAATTTCCAAAATAAGCAACATTTGAAATTCTTGACTCTATATCAATAAATGTAGTTGGAAAGCCAAAATTATAAACACCACAATCAACAGCA